CTCAAATCACTACAGCTTTTGTCAATCAGTTTTCCTCAAACGTCCAGATGCTATCACAGCAGATGGGTTCTCTGTTGCGTGCAGCGGTAGATACGGAAACTGTCAATGGCGAGAAAGCTTTCTTTGACCAAGTAGGATCAGCGGCTGCTGTTCTACGCACATCACGCCATGCGGACACACCAATTGTGGACACACCACATTCACGCCGTATGGTAACAATGTCTGACTACGAATATGCGGATCTGATTGATGATCAGGACAAAGTTCGTTTGTTGGTAGATCCGACATCAACATACAGCCGTGCAGCAGCTGCTGCTATGGGTCGCGCAATGGATGATGTCATCATTGCTGCTGCTCTTGGTACAGCTTACACAGGTAAAGATGGTTCAACATCAACAGCGCTACCATCAGACCAGAAAATTGCAGTTGCATCATCTGGTTTGACAATCGCAAAGTTGGTTGAGGCAAAGCAAATCTTGGACGAGGGCAATGTTGATCCAACAATCGCTCGTCACATCGTTTGTGCGCCTGCGCAAATCTCTGATCTGTTGAACAACACGACTGTAACATCTAGCGACTATAACACTGTCAAAGCGTTGGCGATGGGTGAAATCAACACATTCGTCGGCTTCCAGTTCCATGTAAGCAACCGTCTAACAACAGACGGATCAGGTGACCGCCAGGTTATCGCGTTTGCTGGTGACGGTATCAAGCTTGCAGTTGGCAAAGAGCCAGCGGCACGCATTGATGAACGTGCTGACAAGTCATACGCAACGCAAGTTTACTACTGTCAATCAGTAGGTGCGACACGTATGGAAGAAGCCAAAGTCGTCGAAATCGCGTGTAGCGAATAAGAAGGAGACTAGAAAATGGCTACTGTATATTCAGCACAACGCACAAACTCACGCGCAACCCCAGCCGTGATGAACAAAGCAAATGAGCTTGGCGGTCGTATCCGCGTGGCTCATGGCACATACGAGGCATCTGCACTAGCGTCTGGTGACGTTATTGAGATGTTTGTTTTGCCTGATGGCGCTCGTTTGTTGACAGGTACTCTTGCGCATGACGCGCTAGGTGCATCAACAACATTGTCTGTAGGTTATGCAGCACACACAAACGCGGCTGGTACAGCTGTGTCTGCGTCTGCGGCGGCTTACAAAGCGGCAGCTGCGTCAACATCTGCGGCAAAGAACGACATTCTTGCTACTCTAGCTCTAGGCTCAGGCTCAGAGACAGACACAGACGAGAATGGCGTGGCAATCACAGTAACAATGGGCGGTGCAGCTGGCACTGGCACCATTGAGCTGACCATCATGTATGTGGTAGACTAAGCTGAGCGGGGCGGGAAACCGCCCCCTCTTTTATATGGAGATAGCGGATGACAAGTACCGTTGATATTGCAAACTACGCGCTTAACACTTTGGGTGCGTCGAACATCACAACATTGGATGAAAACAGCAAACCAGCGCGCATTGTCAACCAGCGCTATGAAGCGGTGCGCGATAGCGTATTTCGCACTCATCCTTGGAATTGCCTGATCCGTCGAGCGGAGCTTCCCCAGGAAACAGATAGCCCGGCATATGGTTATGCATACCAGTATGCCCTGCCAACCAATCCATTTTGCTTGCGGGTGTTAGAGTTTAGCAACGGCACATTAACGTTTCCGTTTGATAACATGCGAAGCAATAGCGACACCCCGGCATTTATCATCGAGGGCCGTAAGCTTCTTACGGACGAAGGTACAGCCCGGATCAAATTTGTCGCAAGAATTACAGATCCCCAGGAATATGACGCCGGGTTGATCGAGACATTGGCGGCAAGATTAGCCTATGAAATCTCGTATGCAATCACGGGGTCTACAACAATGCGGCAGTTAACAGCTGCCGACTACGATAGAAAGCTAAAAGAAGCTACGTTCCAGGATGCGACAGAGGGCGCGCCAGAGCGGATCGAGGCTAACGACTTTATTGAAGCGAGGTTCTAATGGCTCGTTCAGCTCCATCGCTTAGCACGTTTACAGCTGGCGAGATCTCCCCGCGCCTCGAGGGGCGTATTAATCTTGAGAAGTATAGAGCCGGGTTATCGGATCTGACTAACATGGTTGTGCAGCCACACGGCGGAGTTACGCGGCGTCCTGGCACAGAATACCTGGGCGCGGTTAAAGACAGCGCAGATAAAACCAGGCTTATTCCGTTTCAGTTTAAAACGACAGACACGTATATCCTGGAGTTCGGCGATCAGTATATGCGGGTTTTTCGCAATGGGCTGCAAGTTCTCGAAGGATCTGCAAAAACAATTACTGGCGCAACACAAGCGGATCCTGGTGTTATTACAATATCAAGCCACGGTTACAGCAACGGTGATGAGATTTACCTGGACAGCGTAGGCGGTATGACTGAGCTAAATGGGCGCAACTATCTCATTGCAAACGCCACAACGAACACGTTTACGCTGCAAGATCTCTTTGGCAATGACATCGATACAACAGGGTTTACTGCGTACACCTCTGGTGGATCTGTTGATAAGCTCTATGAGGAAGCTACGCCTTATGCGATTGCGGATGTATTTGATCTGCGCTTTGCGCAATCAGCGGATGTTATGTATTTTGCTCATCCGAGCTACGCGGTTCGCACTTTATCCAGGACAAATCACAATAATTGGACATTTGCGACAGCGGTAATCAACGAAAATGACACGCCTGTATTGACAAGTTCTGACAACTACCCGAGCGTAGTTACGTTTTTCGAGCAGCGGCTAGTTTTCGCTGCGACAAACAACAATCCGCAAACGCTGTGGTTTTCTAAAAGCGCTGATTATTTGAACTTTCACACAGGTACAGCGGCTGATGATGCGTTAATTTACACGATTGCATCTAACCAGGTTAACAGCATCCGTTACTTATCTGCTACTCGAGTTCTTACCATAGGCACCTCGGGCGGTGAATACGTGCTTACAACAACGAATGACGGCCCGATTACGCCAACAACGACACAAATCCGCAAGTATTCCAATTATGGATCTGCGAATACTGAGCCTGTCCAGGTTGCGGATGTTACTTTGTTTTTGCAGCGCGGCAATCGCAAGGTGCGTGAATTTAAATACGTGGGTGAAGTTAACACAGCGGGATACCAGGCGCCGGATCTAACTGTCCTGGCGGAGCATATTACTGAGGGCGGCTTAGAGCAGTTTGCCTACCAGCAAGAACCTGAGAATATTGTGTGGGCGATCCGTTCTGATGGAACGCTGTTGGGTCTTACATATCGCCGGGAGGAAGAGGTTGTCGCCTGGCATAAGCATGTAATCGGTGGCGAGTTTGATGGCGGTCAAGCGGTTGTCGAAAGCATCGCTACCCTGCCAACAGATACCGGGAATGACGAGCTTTACATGATCGTAAAGCGTACAATAAACGGTACAACTATGCGCTATGTAGAAGTCTTGAAAGACTTTGATTTTGGCAGCGTAACGACATCATCATTCTTTGTTGATAGCGGGTTGTCTTATTCTGGCAGCGCAGTGTCCGGGTTTAGTACGCTTTATCACTTGGAAGGTGATACAGTTTCTGTACTTGCCAACGGTGCATCGCACCCGAATAAAACCGTTTCAAGCGGTGCAATCACACTAGATTTCTCGGCTACTAGCGCAGCTGTAGGCTATGGATACACAAGTTCGATGCAAACATTGCGGATCGAAAGTGGATCTAGTGACGGCACAAGCCAGGGTAAACCGAAGCGGATCCACGGTATTACGGTTCGATTGTTCGAGACAGTCGGTGTTGAGGTGGGCAATGAAAGCTCCGAAGCCGACAGGATCTTTTTCCGTGACAGCTCTATGAATATGGATGAAGCCGTGCCTCTATTCACTGGCGATAAAGACATCGAGTTTCCTGGTGGTTTTGACGACGATGATAGGATATACTTGCAACAGACACAGCCCCTGCCTTTGACAGTCCTGGCGCTGTACCCACGAATGAACACGTTTGACAAATGATAGCTAGACCGTTGACCAGATCACACATACTGCACGTAGCGGATCGAGTGCCGTTACAGAACCAGTCACAGTTAGGATTGGTGCTGGCGGCTATGCCTGGTTATCTCGTTCCTGGTCGTGGCCTGGCGCTTATGGATGGCGGAGATATTGTTGCTGTGACAGGATTGGCTCCACTGTGGGACGGTGTAGCGGAAGCCTGGTTTTTGCCAACACGAGAAGTAAAGAACAAGAAGCTGCGCACAATACGCCTGGTGCGCAAAGAGTTTGACGCAGCGATTGAGCGTTTGAAGCTGCGCCGGGTGCAAGCGATTGTGAGATCTGATTTCACAGACGCGCACAAGCTTGCTAAGTTTCTAGGTTTTAAGAGCGAAGGTCTCATGCGCAAGTATGGGCCTGATGGTTCGGATTATGAAAGGTACGCGATATGGCAGACCCATTAACAATGTTAGCCATAGTCGGCATGGGAACCTCGGTTGCCGGGGGGATTGCCGGGCAGCAAGCAGCCAATGAAGCTGCGGCGAAAGCACAGCAAGCTGCAAATTTTAACGCCAAGATTATTGAGCGTGACGTTAACTTGCTGGAAAACCAGCGCACGATCCTCAATAAGAACCAGCTTATCTCGAACAAGCGTAAGCGCATGTTGTTTGGGAAGGTTCAAGGTGAGGTTGTCGCTAACTACGCATATGCCGGGATCGATGTTGCTGAGGGTACTCCAATGCGCGTGTTGCGGGAAAACGCGCGTGAACTTGAGTATGAGCTGACGGTCGATAAGATGAACAACTACATCGCGAATATGCAAATTAACGATGCGCAGA